GTCCGGTGCAGAACAAGCTGTCGCTCACGATCGATCAGGGTAACTACTGGTCGTTCATCCTGGACGATGTCGCCGACGCCCAGAGCATGTACAACATGACTGGCCCGTGGGCGGACAACGCCTCGGAGAAGATGAAGATCACGGTCGACACCGAGGTCCTTGCGTACATCCGCACCCGTGCGGACGCCGCGAACAAGGGTGCCACCGCCGGTCGCATCTCGGCGAACATCAACCTGGGCGCGACCGGTGCGCCGCTGTCGCTCACCCCGGACAACATCATCGACACCATCATCGACCTCGGTCAGGTGCTCGACGAGCAGAACATCCCGGAGAGCAACCGCAAGCTCGTCATCCCGATGTGGGCTGCCGCGCTGCTGAAGAAGTCGGACCTGCGCAATGCATCGATCACGGGTGACACCACCAGCCCGATGCGCAACGGTCTGATCGGTACCGTCGACCGTTTCGACATCTACAGCTCGAACCTGCTGCCGACCGCCACGGAAACCGGCAAGAACGCGTTCTTCATGTACGCGCTCCACCCGATGGCTCTGACGTTTGCCACGCAGCTGAGCAAGGCTGAAACGATCCGTTCGGAGACCACCTTCGGCACGATCATGCGCGGCCTGCAGGTGTACGGCCGTGGCGTGGTCCAGCCGACGGCGCTGGCGATCGCTTACGCCATCAAGGGCTAAGCGCGTAACCTGAGAACCCCCGGAGCAATCCGGGGGTTTTCCCATACTCGAGGAATGGATCATGGCTGACGAAACCAACACCACTCCGGCAGCGCCGGCACCGGCCCCGCAGGCTGTGCAGCCCGTGCAGCCGGTGAATCCCATCCCCACTTCCGCCGCGCCTGCCGCTCCGTTTGCAGCGCCGGCACCCGCTGCCCCTGTGCTGCCCGCAGGCGTCCCGGTTGACGCTCAGCCGGTGTCGGACACCGATGCCCTGGCCACTGTCCAGGCGAACGCCTGGAATGCTCAGAGCGCCTCGGCCAAGGCCAACAGCGATGCCCCGCAGGAAGCAGCTCCCGGCCTCATGAAGCCGGTCGCACGCAAGCCGAAGTTCCCGTTCTATCGTGACCTTGCCAGCGGCGACGTGTATCGTGCACTGCGTACGCCGGCCGGCTACGAAGACGAGCACCCGGAACTGTACGAAGGCGTCTCCGAGCTGCCGAACCCGGCCGCTACCGAGGAATAACCGCAAGGGTGAAGTGATGGGCGTCCGAAAAGTCTCCGACCTGCTGGCCCGAGTTCGTCAGGTTTTGCAGGACGAGGACTCGGACAATTACCGGTACCCCACAAGCGATCTTGTGGGGTACCTCAATGACGCCGTGATCGAAGCATGGCGCCTGCGTCCTGACATTTTCGTCGGACGCTTCCTGAAAGACCCTCCGCAGATCACCGTGCTGGCCAACGATAGTGGCTATGCCGCGGTGGCATTTCCGCTTCCCGACACATACTTCGTGCCCTGCTACAACTACGTGGCTGGCCGCACGGAGTTCCGTGACGATGAGTTCGCGGTGGATAATCGCGCCATGACCTTCATGGGTCAGTTCCAGACCATGCTGCTTGGAGGTGGATGATGGCTCGCTTTTCCGACCTCTACGACTACGTGCTGTCGAAGTGCCGCGGCGTCGATCCGCCGATGGTGGATTTCTATATCCGCCAGATCGGCCGCGACTTCCTGCAGGCCACCACGCTGTGGCGCGAGTCGATCCCCATCACGCTGCGCCAAGGCATGACGGAATACCGACTGGTGCCGCTGCAAGGCGGTCTCATCGCCGGCATTCGCAACATGCCGCGCGTCGACGATCCATCACGCACGATGAACGAGTTGAACGAAAACACGCAGCGGCCCGCAGGCTATGTGTCGGCGCCGGGTCAGCCTGATGGCTATTGGGAAACCTTCCCAGGCACGTTCTCGATCAACCGGCCACCGGACCAGGATTACCCGATCCTCGTCGACGTGTTCAAAAAGCTATCGCTCGATCCCGACGACGACTATTTCCCCGACGACGTGCTCGACCACCATGCAGAAGCCCTTGCGGCGGGTGTGGTGGCTCGGCTGCAGTCGATGGGTGCTGTGCCGTGGCGCGATACCCAGATGGCCACGATCAACTACACCGAGTACACGAAGGAAAAGTTCGCCGTTCGAAGCCGCTTGCGGAACGGATCGGCGCGGAACAATCAGCGAGTGGCTGCGCCGCGCTTTGCCGGTCGCAACCCTGCCACGGTACGGCGGTGACCCATGGCCTTCTATCTGTACGCAAACAATGCCGAGTCCTCGCTGCTCGGCAACGTAGGACCGGCTGATACGGCGATCACGCTGCCGTCAGGCGAAGGCGCGCTGTTCCCGCTACCCACGGCTGGTCAGAGCTTCATGCTCACCATCGAGGACACGAGCGGCAACATTGAGATCGTTGAGTGCACGTCGCGCACCAATGATGTGCTCACGGTTGTGCGTGGTCGCGAGGGTACGCTGGCGCGCGCCTGGACAGCTGGCACGCTGATCGATGCGCGCATCACGGCTGGCATGCTGGCCGCGATGGATTGGAACCATGCAGGTGGTCAGCCCGATGGCGTGGCCACGCTGGATGATCTGGGTAAGATTCCGATCGCGCAGTTCGACACGCCGCTGCAGGTATACGGCGATGCACGGTGGAACGCTAAGCTCGGTTACACGCCGCCGCAGCAGGGTACCGGTGTGGGCCAGACGACGGACACGCTGAAGTTCGGCTGGTCGGCTGGCGCGAAGCTCAAGCTGACGGTGAATGCCGCGGACCAGGGCAATGTGGCGCTCGAGTCGTGGATCGCTGCAACCGCCGTGGCGTTCGCTGCAACGAAGCTAAACACGGCGCGCGCTATCGCTGTGGCCGGCGCTGTGGTGGGTACCGCCAACTTCGATGGCTCGGCAGGGATCAGCATCGCCACTACGGTACCGGCGAACGCCATCCCGATCTCGGGCATCAATGGCCTGCAGACGGTGCTCAACGACTGCATTCGCGCGAACAATGGCAACCAACAGATCAACGCGAACCTCTACGTGACCGGCACGATGACCGGTGGCGCGGTGGTGGACTTGTCCGACGAAGCCATCAAGGAAGGCATTGTCGGCATGACGCTGCACGATGCGGAGCGCATTGTCGGTGGTCTGCGCCCTGTGCGGTACCACAACAAGATCACTGGCAAGGACGAGTTCGGTTTGATCGTGCAAGAGGCTGAGAACGTCGTGCCCGAGTTGATTTTCCCGGTGGGCAAAATCCGCGGCTTGGCCTACCAGAAGCTGACTGCGCCGCTGCTCAGCGTGGTGCAGGACCTGCGCCGCCGCGTCGCTGATCTCGAGGCACGCTGATGGCTACGGTCGCAGGTCCGCCGGTTGACATGGGGCAGATGCGCTCGGTGTTCGGTGCACCTGCCGGCACACCGCTGAACCAGTTTGTCCGCGGCGGTCGGTGGGTACCGGATGTGCCGCAGAATGCCGGTGTGCCGACAGCGCCTCCGATCCGCTTGGCGCAGCTGGCTGGCGCGACGAACTACGTGCCGATTTCGATCAGCGGTCCTACCAGCTTGCTGATGCCTCCGCACGTGAGCACGGTGTCTGGCACGTACACGGTTTCGGGTGGTCAAGGTTCACTGACCCCGACGTGGACCAAGAATTCCAATAGCGGTCAGGAAATCGACATCAACAACATCCACACGTTGACGCCTGTGTTTAGTCGGTCGCAGAACAACGTGGAAGGTACGGCCACCTGGACGCTGTCGGTCACAGATGGCATCACCACGGCAACACTAGGCCTCACGACGGTGGGCGCCAGTAGCAACTGAGGAATCTATGAGCACGAGCCGAAAAGTCGCCGCTGTACCCGTACAAGAACTGATGGCCCCGACACAGCCGGAGCCGCTGACGAAGGCAGAACTCGAGATGGTTCATGCCTTCATGCAGCGTGCGACACTGGCGGCTGGTGAGGCCATGGCGTTTGTGCAGATCACTGCGCGCATCGAAAGCCTGATCCGTTCGAAGTGAGGTGTCATGACGATTCTGCGTGTGGCTGGTTTTGGCGGCATCATCCCGCGTTTGGGAAAGCGACTGCTGCCTGACAGCAACGCGCAGTATGCGTTGAACTCCAAGCTGTTTTCTGGCGAGCTTCGCAGCTGGCAAGAACCCGCGCTGCTCGCCACGTTCGCTTCGCATCCGCTGCTGAAGGATGTCTATCACTATCGGCACTTTGGCAGTCTGGTGGACTACTACATCCCCTTCGACCGTCGCACTGACGTGGTCAAGGCGCCGATCATCAACGACGCGTATGGCCGTCTGTATTGGACGGATGGTGTGCAGTTCACCATCACGACCATGAGCGATGTCGAAGCGGCGATCCCTGGCCAACCGGTGGGTGTGCCGGCGCCGACGTTCGGCACGCCAATCACCATCGTGCCCAGCGGCGGTACGTCGACTACCTCCGAGACGCGCGTCTACACCGTGATCCTGGTGTCGAAGTATGGCGAGGAAGGTCCGCCGGATGTCGCCTCGACGGTCACGGTAAGCGGCAAGATCGACGACACTTACACCGTGGCCAACCTGGACACTCTAATCACGGCTGGGCTCAACCCCAACATGCAGAAGCTGCGCCTGTATCGCACCATCACGACTGATGATGGTTCGGTGCAGTACCGGCAGGTGCAGGAATGGGACATCGGTTCAATCCCGGCGTCTTACGACGACAATGTGCCGGCGACCACGGTGGCCACGAATCCCGCGCTGCAGTCGCTGACTTGGACCGCACCGCCGACGGACCTGCAAGGCCTGTGCGCTGGCCCTGGCGGCATGCTGTCCGCCTTCAAAGGCCGCACGGTTTATTTCAGCTTTCCGTACTACCCGCACGCGTGGCCGCAGGAATACCAGCTGGCGACGGTCGACGACATCGTGTCGATGGGGTGGGTGGGTTCGATGCTGGTGGTGGGCACGACGGGCCGTCCCGTGGTGATTCAGGGCACGAGCCCGACGTCGCTCTCGCTCGAGCAGTTCGGTGAGGTGATTCCGTGCATGTCGCGCGATGGCTTCGTGGCCACGTCGGTGACGTGCTTCTACCCGTCGCTCGATGGGCTGATGTCCATCGGCCCCGACGGCGTGAACAATGTGACCAACGAGTTCGCCACGCGCCAGGATTGGCTCGATGGTTTCGACCCGGCGAATATCAGCGGTGCGATCTACCAGAGCCGCTATTTCGGGTTCTACTCGACGCAGCTGGGCTTCTCGCTGGGTTTCGACGACGCAACGACGGGTCTCACGCAGCTGCAGTATGATGGCATCACGCGCATCAAAAACAGCGCCGTGGACAACAGCGCCCACATGATCGTGGGCAACAAGCTCTACCAATGGGATGCGGTAGTTGATCAGCCGCTCCTCTACGTCTGGCGCACCAAACCGTTCATGGTCCCGAAGCCGGTGAACATGGGCGTGCTTCAACTCAGGGGTGACTTTGTTGCTGGTGGAGAAAGCACTACGCCTGCTACTCCGCCGGTCATCAATCCGGCAGGCCACAAGATCAACGACGAGGTGGTGAATGCGGCGCCGATCAACGGCTACGGCATTCAACAACAGTCGCAAGCGTCCGACACCATCGGTGTGAAGCTCTACGCTGATGGAAAGCTACGTTGGGTCGGCGCGATCCGGTCTGAGGACCCCATCAACTTGCCGTCGGGTTACAAGGCTGTGCAATGGGAAGCGGAAGTGTCAGGAACGCTGTCCGTCTTCTCCCTCGTGCTCGCCGGCAACCGAAAGGAGTTGGAGCAGGTGCCATGACGGACGTTAAGAAAATCGACGTGAGCAAAAAGGTGGGTGCCGCATCGCCCGATTTCCAGCTACAGAAGCTGGCCGAGACG